CCGGGAATGGGACCACCGCCGCCACTACCTCCTCCGAAGACCGGCGCTGCACCGATACCGAGCAGCCCGCCGAGCCTGCCAAGTGTGCCCCCGCCGGAGGCGCCTCCACCGGCCAGCGAGACCCGCGTGCCGGTAAACAACTGCATCAGCATCGCGGCCACGCGCGAAGTGACCACGTCCTTGATGGCGGTGAGCAGGGCGGTCTTGAGCGAGTTGCCGATGGCCGACCAGATGGACTGCGACTTGGTAAGCAGCGCGTCGAAGACGCCCTCGGCTTGGCGCTTGAAGGAATCGAAGATTCGCTGGTTGTGGTCTCGCACCAACTGCGCCTGGTGAATCGCCGCCGTTTCGCGCGCGCCCTGGATCGCGGCGTCGGTAGCCTCCTGCTGGAACCGCCGGATCTCATCCCGCTGTGCGGTGAGCTCGGCGATCCGTGCCTGGATTTCATCAGCCCGATAGCCGAGCCGCTTGAGCTGCGCCTCTTCCTCAATGACCATCCGCGAGGTTTCGAGATCAAACAGGCGCATGCGGATCTCGTGCACGCGGGTGAGGTGCTCGATCTCGATCGCGGCCTTGCGCTGCTCGACGGCAACCTTTTGCTCAAGCGTCTGCGCATTCGTGGCATCGAGCGCCCGCAGTTGCGCCTCGCGCGCGAACCCGGCCCGCTGCTCCTCAATGCCGAGCATCTGCTCGAGGTGATCGAGGTTGCGTTTGGCAACCTCCTCGGTGTAGGCCAGCCGCTGGCTGAACAGGTGCGACTCGATCTCGAGCCGCCGCCGCGCGGCCTCTTCTTCCGTGGCCAGATACTCGGCCAGGTTCTTGCGGTTGGTCTCCTGGACTTCCTTCTGCCAGTTCGCCAGTCGCACGCGAAGTTCTCCGATGACGTTCTCCCACGCCTGTCGGGTCAGCGCGATGCGCTGCTCATTGCCGCGCTCGTCAACAAAGGTCGTCCACTTTCGAATCTGCTCCTGGACCTCGGCCACGTCCCGCGCGAATCCTGTCAGCCCGCGCCGCCGCACTTCTTCGAGTGCGCGTGCGCTCTCCCGCTCCACTTCCAACTGGCGCTTCCGGATCTCGGCCGCCCGCTTCAGCGCCTCGATGTTCGGCTCCGATGACGACTTGATGGTCAGTTTCGGGCCTTCGTACTCGAAGGACTGCTCTCCAGGGAGCCACCGCTTGCCCATGACGAGTTCGCGGATCTGATCGTCCGTCATTCCCTGCTTGCGCAGGGCATCGACGCTCGTCCGGCCGCTGAAGAGGTCCTCGCGCAGCGCCTTCCGCTGCATCTCGTCGAAACGGGCCTGAAGCTGATCCTGGGTGTCCTTCCACTGCGAGTAGATGGCGAAGCCCGCACCCACCACGCCCACCGCGAGCAGCGCGTAGGGGTTGATGCTCGCGAGTTGGAGCGCGGCGATGGACTTCGCGAGCGCCATGATCTTGTCGGCCAGGGCGTAAGTCGCCAAAATGCCCGACACCCACAGCGCCACCTCGCCGAACTTCTTGAGCGAATCTGCATTCTCCCGGAGCCAGCCGACCAGGCCCCGCAGGTTGCCGATCAACGCCTTGAAGTCATCCTGGAACGTGGCTCCGATGTCTTCGCGCAGGTTGTTGAACTCGCGGCGCAGCGCGCCCAGTTGTCCCTCGACGGTCTGGGAGGCCGCCGCGTGGGCGCCCTGGATCTTCGCGCCTTCGCGAATCACCGCGTTATAGCGGAGCTGCTTCTCCTCTGTCTCGGACAGTGCGCGGCCGAGTTGAAGCTGGGCAATTTGAGATTCCTTCTGGAAGTCGACGAACAGCCCCAGGGTGCGCAGGCCGCGCGAGGAGCCCGACTCGATGGCCATCACGATGGATTCGAGGGCCTCGCCGGCGGCGATGTTCTGGACCGCCGCCGCATCCTTGGCGAGTTTCGCCAGGCCCGGAGCCTTGGCCAGTTCCAGGTCCGCAACGATCAACCGCTGCACCGCGTGCGCGGCGTCGGTGTACTCGAAGCCAATCTCTTCGATCGCAGTGACCTGCCTGGCCGCCGCGGCCGCTCCAACGCCGTGGGCGGTGGCCAGCGCCTTGAGCGAGGCCTCGGCTTTGGCATTCTCGGCGGCCATCATGACCGAACCGACGGTGAACTCCTTGGCCCAGGTGAGCGCGCTCTTGATGGCGTCGGCCAGCAGGTTCCCGGCTGTCGCACCCTTCACCATGGCGGCGGTCATGCCGTCGATTCCCTGCGCCGCGCCCCGGGCGGTCTTCACGGCCGAAGCCTCCATGCTCGACAGGCTCGCGTTGACGCTCTTGATGGACGCATTGGCCCTGTTGGTGTCGACTTCAACGACGAGTTCGAGCCTGTTATCGGCCATGCGCGTTCATCTGCTCGCGTTCCAACGCGTCGTGTTCCTCTTCGAGCACCACAAGCGCCCGGAACTCGTCAGCCCGGATCTCGTCCAGTCCGATCCGTGCGCCTATCTTCAGCGCCGCCCGAATGTCGAGCGCGCGCCGCAGCAACAGACCCGCCTCAGAGGACTGCGCCGCGTCCAGCTTGTCCAGCGGGCAGTGGTCGCAGCGGCCGCCATCGTCGGGAGCGTCCTGGCAGAGGCCGGGATCGCAGAGTTCCTCGCGGCGGAGCGCCCAGTGAATCAGGAACCGCAGGGAGGGTTTCTCAGGCCACTCCCGGTGAGTCAGTTTGGGTCGCGCTGCTCCTCAAAGGCGCCGTCCAGAGCATCAATCGCGGCTTTGATCGCGACGGCCTGGTGGATGATCGGCACCTCGCCCGAGTAGCCTTCGGAGGATTCGAGCAGCTTCTTGAAGAGCGCGGCAGCCGGGGCCAGGTTGATGATCAACTCCTGCCGGTTATAAGGCAGATCGAGCACGCGCGCAAAGCCTCTGCGGTATTCGAAAACGTCCTTGGCGGAAGGCATCTTCAGAATGTGCTCCACCGTACCGCCAAGAACCCGCAGCGTCACGCGGAAGGCGTCACCAACTTGCTCGACGTCGTCTACTTCGGCCTGGCTCAACTGCTCGATGATCCGGCTGGCCTCGAAGGCATCGACCTCGGGCGCGTTCTCCTCCGGCACGCGGATCTTCGCGAGCAGAGCGGCGTCGGCTTCTGCCGAGTCGGGGATCGTCGTTTCCGACACGCCGCGCCCCAGTTGCTTCACGATGACCTTACGTTTCTTCTGGCGGTCGATCCACTCCTCGTCGGTCGGGAAGCGCACCCGGACTGGCTTCACACCTTCCGGCGTGCGCAGGTGGATGGTGATGGGTTGCTTTGCGTCAAACATGGCAATTCCTTACTGAGCGATCCCGTCCACGTTGCACTTGGCCACTGACGAGACGATGCCGTTGGTTTCGTCCCACATCGGCAGGCACTCGACCGAGACGGTGACGATGCCGTCCGTCTCGCCCACCTCGGCCGAGGCGAAAGAGACCTTATGCCAGGTGATCTCAAGCGAGTTGTTGGCGTCGTAGGTGAGCGCCAGCACCGCTGTGCCTGTGGACTGGCTCTTGAGCTTGGTCAACTCGGTCGAACCGTTCTCGAAACGGGCGACGAAGCGCAACGTGCCTTGACGGTTGCCAAACTCGAGCCGGCCACGGATGGCGCCGCTTGCCCCGTCGCCGGGCGTCTGAAAGCCCGAGCCGGGATAGAAGCCACCGTCCAGCCGGACATTGTTCTTCCACGACGCCTCCAGCGAGACGATGTTCTTGTTCGAGACGTAGTTAACGCCGTTGATCGAAAGCGCGAGCGATGCCGACGGCAGGAGCTTCTCGACCGTCGCCGCCGGCATCGTGATGCCCGAGGGCTCGGTAGTTTTGCCCGACCCAACGAACTCGACCGTGATCTTCGAATTCGCGCGGCCCGGCCCCGAGCCGATCGAGATGGTCCAGCCTTCGACCACGCACCCCACGGCCATCCGGTCCACCACGACGCCCGCGCCGGGGCGGATCTGCTCGACGAAGCTGAAGTAGGGCAGCTCGGCCGCATCACCGTTCGCCGGAAACAGCGGCGTGCATGTGTAGGTGAAGTTCGGCGTCGTGCCGGACTTGACGACCTTGCCGAGCCCGAAAGCCATCGCCCAGGCGCCGATCTCCGCGCCGAGGTACTTCTCAAGCGTCCCGTTCACGTCCCAGGAGGTCTGGAAGGATTGCGTCGGGAACTCGTGGCCCTTGCCGAATTCATCGGCGTCGTTTTCGGTGTTCAGTTTCGGGTTGGCGAGCGTGGCGTTGAGCTTCCGCAACTGCCACATCTGGCCGCCAGTGTTGGCGGTCGAGATGTTGGTCTGCTTCTGCTTACCGAAGCAGATCTGGATTTCCTGCATCCGCGCGACGGACATCAGGCGTTACCTCCTCTTCCGTGACCTGCCGCCAGCCGCGTACCATAAGCGGCTTATTCCGAATGCGGAATAAGCCGCTTTATTCCGCATCCTTGATTATTCCGATCGCGGCCACGAGCTCACTACCCTCTGGAGCGGCTACTTGATGCCAGCCGGCGACTAAAAGCGGGATCAGGACTTCGGGTGTAGCTTCGACTTCGCGAATCTCCCCGCCGTACGGAGCCTGCAAGAACACGCGATCAGTTGCCATTCCTTGCCCTTCTCAACAGCAGCGGTCACCGGCAAACGCTCACTGAGAATCCAAGCGGCGCAGCCTTCCGCTGTTGTCGCATTCGGAATAATCCTGAGACCCTTCTCCTGTCAGCAGAAAGGAGCTGACTGGAGAAATGCTCGAAAACTACTTTCGCGATGAACTCGTTCTGTCACGCCTTCGCAATGGCCCGATGGCGCCGCACCTGCCGCACCTCATCCGTGCGATGGAGGAGCAGCAGTTCAAGCACCGCATCATTCGGCGTGCCATTCGCAGGGTGGATTCCCTTGGCTGTTGGCTCGAACAGCAGGGTGTCCCCTTGGCTGAGGCCGATGAATCTCACGTTAGGACGTTTGTGATGCAACGTTCCCGTACTTCCATAGGCCGCCTGGTCGCGTCCGGGATGACTCGCATCGTCCCGATTCTGCAACAACAGGGAATCCTGAACGCACCGGAACCCCGCACGGAGGCGGATTGCTGGCTTCAGCGCTTCGATGAACATCTGGCTCGCGTGCATGGCGTCTGTGCAAAAGCTCGTTCCAACTATGTCCGATACGCGCGACGCTTCCTGGCCTTGCGCCCGGGAGGCGCACTGCCACCCTGGGCGAGCCTCGGCGCTGACGAGATTCAGGCATTCCTCCAGTCGGAGATGGAGAAGATGCAGCCCGGCCCGGGTCGTCGGCAACCGATGACAGCGATGCGCGCCATGATCCGCTTCTTGGCGACGGAGGGCAGCCTCTCGCCCAATCTGGCCAAAGCGATTCCGGCCATGCGGGATTGGCAACATGCAACCTTGCCCAGGTACTTCACGCCGGAACAACTCGATGGCGTGCTCGCAGTTTGCCGGGCGCATGCCACCATCAGCCTGCGCGATCGCGCGATCGTGCTTCTGCTGGCGCGCCTCGGCATGCGGTCCGGCGAGGTGCGGCAGCTTCGACTGGAGGATGTCGACTGGACCGAAGGGACGATTCACATCCGTTTGGGGAAAGCGCGCCACGAGCGTGTTCTTCCTCTGCCTGACGACGTGGGCGCCGCGCTGGTTGCCTATCTCCGCCGGGAGCGGCCGCCGAGTTCCTGCCGCACGATCTTCCTGCGTTCCTGCGCGCCCCACACGACCTTGAGCTCGATCGCCCGCATCGTTAAGCATGTCCTGCAACAGGCCGGCATTGCCGGTCCCGGCGTTGGAGCCCATTACCTCCGCCACACCGTCGCCACGCACCTGGTCCGGCAAGGGGTTCCTTTCAAGGAGGTGGCCGACATCCTCGGGCACCGCAGCATCGAGACAACCGGCATCTACGCCAAACTCGACGTTCCGTCCCTTGCCGGCATCGCCTTGCCGTGGCCGGGAGGTGTGCAGTGACGCCATCGCAATTGACTGCGCGGTTGGAATCCTATTTGTCGTTACGGCGTGCAATGGGCTTTCCCATGAAACTTGAGGAGTCCCAGTTGCGGGACTTCGTGGCATTCCTGACGGCCAGCGCTGCCAACGGGCGCATCACGGCCCAACTGGCCATCGAGTGGGCGTGTTCCTCGCCTCGTCGTGGGGCCTCCGCCCGTGCCGGGCGTCTCAGTACGGCTCGCGGGTTGTTGCGGTATCTGAGCGCGTTCGCTCCCGATGTCGAGGTTCCGGAGGCCGGGCTGCTCGCCGGGGGGCGCCGGAACAAGCCGTACCTGTTTTCTCCGGCCGAGATCCAGCAGTTGCTGGAAGGCGCCTCCCGCTTGCATTCGCAGAGCGCGTTGTGGCTCCACACGGTCGCCACCGTGATTGGGCTCGTGGCCAGCACTGGACTACGTTCGAAGGAAGCGCTGAAACTGACCGTTGCCGATGTGCAACTGGATGTGGACCCGCCACGGCTGCTGATCCGCGGGGCGAAATTCCGCAAGTCCCGAATCGTACCGCTGCACGTCTCCACCGCCGCCAAGTTGCGTGAGTATGCCGATCAACGTTGCCGGTTGGGCTATGACGGGCGCGAAGCATTTTTCGTCTCCGAACACGGCAGGCAGGCGCGTTACGATCGCCTCCGGAAGTGCGTTCAGGAACTGGTGCGCGATCTGGGAATCCAGCCGCATCCGGGGAGCGGACGATATCCGGGACTGCACTGCCTACGCCACACCTTTGCGGTTCAGCGCCTGCTTGCCTGGCAGGAACAGGGACTCGACGTGAAGGCGCTGCTCCCTCATTTGTCCGTCTACTTGGGCCACCACGACCTTGTCGAGACCTACTGGTATTTGACGGCAACCCCAGCCCTGCTGACCGCTGCCGCGCAACGCTTCGCGAACTACGCCGGAACGGAGGTGCTGTGATGACCGCATCGGCATCTCTCGCTCCCGTGTTGCAGTTCTTCTTTACCGAGCATTTGTCCTCGCATAAGCAGGCCAGTCCACGGACTGTTCTCGCTTACCGGGATGCGTTCCGTCTTCTGCTTCAGTTTGTCCAGGCCAAGACCGGCAAACCGCCATCGAGCCTGTGCGTGCAAGATCTGGATGCTCCCGTCATCCTGGCGTTTCTGGATAGCCTTGAGCAGCATAGGAACAACACGGTCCTGTCGCGCAACGCCCGGCTGGCCGCGATCCGCTCCTTCTTCCGCGTGGTCGCCCTGCGCGATCCCGCCAGCGTCGGTGTGGTGACGCGTGTGCTCGCCATTCCCATCAAGCGGACAGACAAGCGCCTGGTGGGCTATCTGACGCGCGAGGAGATGGACGCTATGCTGGCCGCCCAGGACCAATCCCAATGGTTGGGCAGACGGGATTACGCCTTGCTGCTCACCATGTATAACAGCGGCGCGCGCCTCTCTGAAATCACTTCCCTCCGGCGGCACCACGTAATTTTTGGTCCGACCACGTATCTGCAACTGAAGGGCAAGGGACGCAAAGAAAGAGACGTTCCGCTGTGGACGAAGACAAGTCGTGTCCTCCAGCAATGGTTTCGCGGCCTGGAAAGCAGTCCACCGGATATCGCCTTTCCCACCATACGAGGAACACCGCTCTCGGCAGACGCTGTGCACCACCTCTTGAGTCAGGCGGTGAAACGAGCGGCCCCGGTATGCCCTACACTGGCCGCCAAACGAGTCACGCCTCATGTTCTCCGCCACACCACGGCCATGCATCTCATGCAAGCCGGAATCGACATGGCGGTGATTGCTCTCTGGCTCGGACACGAAAGCATCGAGACCACACACAAGTACGTAGAGGCGGATCTTGCGATCAAGGAACGCGCCCTGGAGCGAATCGCACCCAAAGACCAGAAAGCCCGCCGATTCAAAGCCGACGACAAGCTGATGGCGTTCCTGTCGTCGATCTGATTATTCCGAATGTGCCAACTGCGGGAGGCAAGCGCCGCTTGGGCGTCCGCGGCGCTGCAACAGGAGCGAGGCTAATCATGTCTTTCGAACTCGAAATCGAAGGCAATGGAAATGGCCGCTGATCGTGTGTATTTACAGGCTCCATACGAAGGAGAGGTCCGAGAAGTCGAAGCTACACCCGAGGTCCTGATCCCGCTCTTAGTCGCCGGCTGGCATCAAGTAGCCGCTCCAGAGGGTCGTGAGCCCGTGGCCGCGATCGGAATAATCAAGGATGCGGAATAAAGCGGCACGAGCGTTGCCGGCGTGGCTTCCACTTCCTGCACCTCGCCCTCGGGCGAGCGCATCAGCACGGTCTTTTCAGTCATCTCCCATCTCCAGAAAGCTGAGCGGCACTTCGAAATAGTCGAGCCCCTCGGCGTCGGTCTGCCGTTCGATGCGCGGCAGGTCCATCGGGTGGCAGGATGGATGGACCGTCGCGTTGAGCATTGGCACGCCAGCCGACGCCGGAACTCCCTTGGTGATCAGCCGGAACAGCCGGTAGTAAGCCGTGGGCGGATCTCCGTCAAAGGTCTCGCGAGCCCGCAGATACAGCGTGACCTGATGCCGCCACACATCCACGCCGCCGAAGCTCGCGGGCTGCGTCCCCTGCCAGGCGACCATGATTCCCGGAGCGGGCATCTCGTGGATCGCCGCCGCCAGGCTCGCCCGCTTCGGATACTGGTCGTGGTAAGCGAAGATCCGCTGCTCATCGCCGCCCATCTCCGCAACCAGTTCCGGGATGTCGCGGAGCAGGGCGACCAGGTTGTCCACGAGTTCCGCCGGATTGATCATCTCTGCTTTCCTCCCAAGCTGCGTTCGACGAGCAGCCGCGGCTTCATCGCTTCCAGCATCTTGCGGGCTGCCTCCATGACCGACGCCTTGTTCTTCGGCGAGAACACCATCCAGGCCTCGCGCTTCTGGTTGGCCCAGGCCTTGATCCGGTCCTTGCGGGTCGAGACGTTGGCCTTGGCGCGGTTCTCGCTCACCATGCGGACCTGGAAGTTGCGCAGCAAGTCGCCCGAGAATGTCAGGTTGCGGCGGTTGCCCTTGCCCTTGCGCGTCTTCCAGATCGCGTAGCGTTTGGTGAGCGGCTTAGCAGCGGAATCCTCCGGGCCTTGGGCGGCGGCGAGCCGCGTCTTTACCGCCGTGACACCGGCCGCGCCCAACTCATACATCTGGCGCTGGCGGAAGGTCAGCAGGTCGAGCCGCAGTTGCTTCTTCTGGTAGACCCGGACGCTTGGCATGAACCGTCTTCAAGAGAACTTGTGCGCAATTGCGCACAAGTCGAGAAACCTCCGCCAGATTTGGCGGAAGTCCGACCTGTGGAAGATCTTCCACAAGTCAGCCGGTCTTGCGGAGCCGGAGCACCGCGGCGCCCTCGGCGTCGGCTTCGATATCGAAGACCTTGTACCGACTGCCTTCGATCTCAACCTCGTCGCCGCGCACGGGCGCCGACGGCAGATCCGACAGCCGCGCAAATATCACCGCATAGACGCCCGGCGATGCATCTTCGGCCTCCCGCGCCGGCTGAAACACCGCGCGGACGGCAGCCTGCCCGCCCGCCTCGGGAAGGTAGAGAACCTCGCGGCCGAACGTATTCACGACGGCCGCGTTCAGGCCGCTCACCGCCGCTTCCCAGCCGCTCATGGTCAGGACTTGGTCCCCTTGACCAGCACCTCCGGCCGCAGGCAGATCGGCAGCGGGTTCTGCTGCGTGTGCAGATCGGTGCCGCGCCCGAACTTCCGCGGCTCCTGCTTGGCGTAAAGCGGCAGGCCGAGCGTGTTCGCCGTCTCGTTGAAATCGGCCGGCGCGAAGAACGTCCGGAAGGTGTTGGCGGTGCCGAGCGGGAAGAAGTGCGCCTCGTCGTCCGCGATGAACTTCCGCACGGCTCCGGAGGCGTCGGTCGCCTGGCCGCGGTACTCCTCAAACGTCACGCCGCCGAAGGTGAACCCCGTGCGGTAGTCGTTGCCGAGTTGCTGATTGCGCTGGTAGTACTGGAAGGCCTCTTTCACCTTGGCGTGCGTCGTGAAGGCGTCATAGAACGCCGAGGAGCACAGGCACAGGATGCCCGTCATGAACTCGCCCTTGAGGTTGTCCTCGATGTGGCGCTTCACCTCGAGCACCTTGAGCAGCACTTCAGTCGAAGCCGTTGACAGCGCGAAGTTGACCGTCTTAGGGGTGATGTCGAACTCGGTGTAGAGGTTGTAGAGAACCGAGCCGTCGGCGTCGAGGATCACGCCCTTGAGCGCGCCCATGCGCAGGTGCTCGAGTGTGATGGCGTGCTTGTTGCGCATGTTCTGGAGCTTCAGGGCGAGCAGATCGGCAAGCGCCTCGGTCTCGGACTCCGAGCCGAAGGCGCGGATGCCCTGGACTTCCTCGGGCAGCACGGCGTCATCGTGCGGGATATGCGGGATGACGAACGAGCGGACTTTGCGCTTACCCTGGGCGCCCACGGTGCCGGGCGCGCCGACGGGCTGGGTGGGCAGCAGGTTGAGCACGCCGCTCATCTCCTCGATGATGACCGTGCGCGTACGGACGCCCGTGGCGGGCATGAGGTTCAACTGCTCCAGGCGCCCGTAGGTGTTGGGGATCTTGTTGATGGCCGCCGTGAGGGCGACCATGTTGAAGGCATCGGTGGCGAATGGATTGAGCATCGGCATGGGTTAGGCTCCTTCCCGGACGAGAATGCCCAGGGCTTTGAGTTGGCTGATGGCGGCCGCCTTCTGCGGGCCGGTGATCGAGCCGGGCCAGATGAGACCTTTGTCCGAGCAGATGGCGTGGCGCGCGACGATGACGCCGGGCTTGTCGGCGGCGCTCGCGTCGACAGCGTTCAGCAGCACGCCGGCGGCGTTCTCGGAGCCGTCGGAAGCGGCCGGCGCAAGTTGCGTCACCTTGCCGCTGGCGGTGATGACGCCGACTACGGTGCCGGTCGCCAGGTTCTGGCCGCTCGCGACGGTGACCTCGTCGCGGCTGTAAAGGTTGTCCTCTTCGAATTTCAGCCAGTCGCCGAGGTAGTTCGATTGCGATTGAACGGGCATGGGCTACTTCCCTCCTTTCGGGCTGGCCAAGGCCATGCAGGCCTTGACGACCGGGTTTTCCTCGAGGTTCTGCTTGGCTGCGGTGCTCGCCTCCGGCAGAACGTGGGATCGGATCTCTTCTTGGTTGGCCTCGGCGCGCAGCGCGAGCAGTTCCTTGCGGACCTCGGGCGCCGAGAGGTGGCGGCTGATGAAGTCGCTGGCCAACGTGGGCCGGCCGGCGATCGAGCACAGCACGACGATCTCGGCCGCCTCGGCGTAGCCCTGCTCGCGGGCAGCGGCCTCAATGGCGGCAAGATCGGGGACGGGCGGACTCGTTACCGCCTGGGTTGCTTCAGACACTGGAGTGCCTCCTTTCGTGAACTTCGGTTTTGACAACGAATCGGTCATCGCGGCCAGGGCGTCGCGGAACGTGCCGACATGGTCGGCGAAGCCCTGAGCAACGCTGTCTTCGCCGTAGAGGATGCCCGCTTCGGTTCCGCGCACGTCCGCGGCGCTCAGGCTGCGGCGGCGGGCCACGGCGTCGACAAACATGCTGTAGAGCCGGTCGACCTCGGCCACAAGCACCGAGCGGGCGCCGTCGGAAAGCGGCTCGTGCGGGTTGAAGTCGTTCTTGCGGTCCCCGGCAAAGAGGGTCGTGTAGCGGAGGCCGTTCGCCGCGTCCCAGCCGCTCTGATCGAGGTGCATGGCGATGATGCCGACCGAACCGACGCCGCCGGTGCGGGTGATCCAGATGCGGTTGGTGGCCGAGGCCAGCAGGTACCCCGCGCTCAAGGCCCAGTCATCGACCGCTGCCCAGACGAGCTTCACCCGTGCGGCCTCCTCGATCAGGCTCGCCACATCCCAGGCGCCGTTGGCCTCGCCGCCATAGCTGTCGAAGCGTAAGAGGATCCCTCGGACCTGCGTATCCGTGGCGGCGTCGAGAATCTCGTTGCCCAACTGCTCATACGAGGTGAGCCCTGATTGCGCGTCCATGCCCGACGAACGGTTGACCAGGCTGCCCGAGACTTCGATGACGGCGACGCCAGCGTCCGTCACGGCATAGGGCTTCCGCGACCGTTGCTCGGTGAGCAAGGCCGCCTCCACCGCTGGAGGCTCGAGACCCAAGCGCGGCGCCAGCACGGACAGGATCGCCGCCAGTTTCTTCGAGTCGATCATCAGCGGCGTGTTGAACACGCGCGAAGCGATATGCGAAAGGTTCGTCATTCGACTTGCGTTGCGGACTCTGGCTCAGCGACTCGCTGCCCGTTGCTCGTGGTCTTGCGCGGATCGGAGTCGTAGATGTTCCCGTAGGCATCGGCCCGCGCGTTGTCGGCGGCGGCCTGCCGGTCGACGTCTTCCTCGTCGTAGCCCATCTCGTTGATCACGGCGCTGCGCGGCTTAAAGCCCGCGCGCACGGCCACGACCTCGGCGTTCATGTCCTTGAGCGGGTCGACCCACGCCCAGGACGGCGGCCGCCACTCGACGTCGAGATAGGCGTTCGGGTTCGATGCGTAGTCGCGCGCATCGATCACGCCGCTGAGCGACGCCGCCTGGATCCAGGCCCGCCACACCGGGCGGCAGAACTGGTAGACCATCACCTGGTGCTGGAACTGCTCGCAGCGGCGGCGGAACTCGAGCAACCCCGCGCGGATCGAGGAGTAATTCACGCGCTCGAGATCCCCGGTGAGCTGCTCGTAGGTGATCCCAAGGCCCGCGGCGATGGCGCGCAACTGCACTCGCATGAACTCGGTGTACATGCCGCCCACGTCGCCCGGTTCGGTAAATTTCACATCCTCGCCCGGCAGCAGCTTCACGATCGAGCCTGGCTCGATTCCGGCCAGCGGCGCGCCGCTGGCGTCCGTCTCGCCCTCGCCGGGCTTTGAGCCGATCACCGGATCCTCGGGGTTGTTCTCGGTGATGAACGCCGCAAACATCGCCGCCAGCTTCTTGCGGACGAGTTCGGCGTCGTCGTACTGGTCGAGCTCATGCAGCTTCACCAGCACCTGCGCGAGCCACGGCTGGCCGCGATGCTGGCCAGGCCGCAGTGGCTTATAGATGTGCAGCACGGTCTCGGCCGGCACACGCGCGGTCTCACCGGCGTTGAGGAACGTGAGCTTCTCGCCCGGGTGCTCGCGGTAGAGGTGGTATGCAACCCGGCGGCCGATCCGGTCGAACTCGATTCCGGCGCGGATGACGTTGCCGTTCGGGAGATTCTCGTTCTTCGTCGCCGGCAGGTGCTCGGCCTCGAGCAGTTGAAGTTGCAGCGGCACCGTCAAGCCGTCTTCGGTCCGGCGCTCGCGAATGCGCACCAGGCACTCGCCGCCTTCAATCGTCGAGCGGCAGACCAAGGCCTGGAGCCCGTAGAAGTCCGTCAGCCCGGCGGCATCGGCGTCGTCCGTCCACCGGAGCCAGAGTTCCTGCAGCCGCCGCTTCACCGCCGGGTCCGGGTGTTTCGATTGCGGCTTGATGCCCGTGCCGACCGCATTGCCGACGAAACTTTCGACCGCGTTGCTGGCCCAGGCGTTGCGGCGGACCATGTCGCGCGAGCGGGACCGCAGCGCATCGCCGCCGCCGGCCACCAGGGCGTTGATCCCTTCATTCGATGGGTTCCATCCTTGCGTGCGGCGCGTGCTGGCAGCGGCCTCGTAACCGGCAAGCGCCCTGGTGGGCGCCCCGAAGGCCGCCCGCATGAGATTCCGCCAGTAGCCCATCAGAAACCTTTGGTCGTGTAGGTCCGTACCACGCGCGAGCGAGGCCGAACCGGATCCGCGGCAGCCATGGCGGCTTTCACTTCGGCGATCGCCTTCTTGAGTTCATCGACGCTGCGGTACTCGAGGCTGCGGCCTTCAAATGTCACGCGCAGCGTGCCGCTGGCCAGCGCTGCCTCAAGCGCTTCGAGTTGAGTTTGCGAGTAGGCCATGAGTCACGCCCCTTATCGCTTCATCCAGTTCGAACGCACCGTCACGCGGCGCACCGGGCGTGGCTGAGGGTGTGCCGGCTCCGCGGCGGGCGCGGGCAAAAGGGCCTCGAGTTCCCGCCAGTGCTTCTCACTGAAGCGGTCGATGCCGTAGATCGAGGCCGCCGCGCGCGCGTACACCCGGCAGTCGAGCGCTTCGTTGCGCCGGTTGGGCGCAACGACCCAGTGACCTTTGACCACGCTCTCCGCGGTCAACTGCCGGAAATATTCTTCCTCGTAGCGCGGGAAGTGGCAGTAGCCCGCGGGGAACGGGTCGCCGCCTTCCTTCGCCGGCGGCACGAGGCGTAGGCGGCTGTAAAGTTCCGACTTCGCCACGGGCGTGCCGAGCGTCCACAACCGCGTGCCACGCCGCTTGCTGGCATCGACGGGCGAGGCGCCCAGAATCAGCCGGTCCGTGCGCGCCGTGCCTTTCACCGCCACGGCGGTCTTCGGATGCGCCGCCCTTGCGCCAGCGGGCCCCCAGGAGGCCTGCGGGTGCTGGCGCACCCAGTCATAGGTGATGCGCGGGTTGAAGCCCGCATCCACGCACAGCACGCGGATCGGCATCCGCATGCCACTCGCGTGCGGGAACTCTTCATCCAGCAATGCGTCCAACTGCCGCCACACGTCGGCCCGCGCCGTGTCTCCCACCAGCACGCGGTAGTCGACCGACCACGACTCCTTGCCGCGGCCCCAAGCCACTACTTCGACTTCGATCCGGTCCCGCTGCACATCGGCGCCAGCGGTGAGAAACAGGCCGCCCCGTGGGACCGTGCCAATCGGATAATCCTCGCGGCGGTCGTAGAGCGGCTGCCAGTCGGGCGCGTCGCCGCGCTCCTGCCACGACTCGCCGAGCACGAGATTCACGAACGACTTCAGGCGTTCGACATCCTTCTGGGCTTTTTCCCAGTCATCCGCCGCGCGCTCCCAGGAATACCAACCCACGGGACTATAGAGGCTCGAGAGATGATAGCCGCGCGTGCGGCCGTCACCTTGCGCCTCGGGCCGCCACTCGCCGCGCGCGAGCATCGTGTTCTTTTGGTGGTTGAAGATGGCCTGCTCACAGGCGATGCAGTGGTAG